CCTAGCGGGTTGATGTTAATTAGTTATATTAAACGATGATTCCGGAGAGTGCGCGGGCATCGATACAAATACGACCTTCTTCCATTGATCCGTAGAAACCAGTCTTATCAGTCCTTTGGAGGAATTGATCGTCTGGTTGAACGCTGAATTGGCTTCCGGTTTCTGCATTTGTAGCAACTGGGCGAATCAAAGCTCCCTTGCTGTTATCAACACCTACGAGAATTTGATAAGTAGAAGGATTAAAAGCTTGACCAAGAGTTGTAGTCTCAGAGATATAAGAATCAAAGAGGATGTTATATTTCTTGGAAAGACCAAGTTCAATCAACTCGATGATGTTAACTCCGTAGATTTCTTGCATACCAGCGTTACGATAAATCTCTTCTCTCATTCCGTCTGGAAGAGCAATTCCAACGTTAGTATCAGTTGTTCCTGTTGCACCTTTTGTGGTGTTAAGAGGATTGTAAGCAAAAGCACGAATCTTCTCTTTAATCTCAGGAGAAACATAAAGATCAGTTAATCCAGTGCTGTAAGGATCAGCAGGAGTACCACCAGCCCAAGATTCGTTAATTCTCTTAACGCGGGTCATGAGCTTGTTGAGGTCGTCAAGTTTGAATTGTCCAGCTGTTCCGGCTGCGATATAGTGCTTAAGAGCAGAACCTCCAGAAGGAGTTGTAGAAGCTTCTCCGAGAGCCTTCAAGAGAACAGCCCAAGCATTACGCTCTTGCTTAACAAGAACTTCTTGAGACATACGCTCAACGAGCTTAGCAATAACATCTAAACGAGCTTGACGAGCATATCTTTTGTTAATTGAAACAGCACTATCGAGACGATAGGTAGCTATCTTAACTTCTTGAATAGCAGAAACGTCTTGTGAGCTAGGTAATCCACCAGCTAAGGTTTGAGACCAAACGCTAACATATCCATTATTTAACTCGTTATAATAAAGATCGAGAGGGTAGCTAGGTGAGTCATTCTCGTCGAAAGGAGCATCAGTATAAATTTGAGATGCTGTTCCAGCTTGGAGAATAACCCTTTGAATTACTGGTCCGAGGAAAGCGGCAAAAGCTTCTGAAGCTTCAGCGGCAACTAATCTATTTTTTGAACCAAGGGCTTTAATTAGCTCTACTTGTTCAGGTGTGTTTTTAAGTTTAATTCTCATGTTAATCCTTTATATTATAGGGCTAATTTTACGAGGGTTTCGCCATTTGTGTCAGCAGCTCCAAGGAACTTACCAATGGCAACGTTAGCGATACCAGCAGAACCGGTAGAAGCAGTGATTTGGCCAGTGAGACCAGCGTAAGCAGTACCTCCAGCGGCTGGAGTTCCAAGAACTCCTTGAACCAAGAAGATACCACGGGTAACAACTGGAACAGCTTGACCGGGAATTACAGCTTGCATTTCAGCAGCTTTACGGGGCTTGTATTTTAGCAACTCGCCGTTTTCATCTGTGTCTCTAACGTCGTAAAGCATCATGCCAACAGGAGTTTCTCCTGTGGTTGCAGCAACAACTTTAGCGGTAACTCCGTAACGCTGAGAAACAACGTTATTTGGAGCAAGAGTACCTGCGCTTCCGATGAACTCAAGTCCACCAGCAAGCTCAACTCCTGAATCATAGTTTTTCCAACCAGTGCTGATTTTGACAAGAACGCCTTTGGGAACGTTGATTTGTCCAGCGGTTAGACTTGAAGTGTCGTATGAGAACAGATTTAATACATCGTGTTCATCATAATCTCTAAAAGGTCTTAGTTTATAAGCCATATTTATCCTTTATTTTGTATTGTTTGTTTTATTTGTTTTATTTGCTGACTACGAATCCCTCGTAATCAAAAGCTTTTTTGTATTTATCAAAAAGAGTTTCAGAAGCTGTTGAGGTGGTGGGAACTGAAACAACTTCAGCCTTAGCCTTGTCTGTTACCTCTTCGATAACTTCAGTGACAGAAGCTTTAACTTCCTTTGAATCTTCAGAAGTTTCTTTTTCCTCTACTTTAGCTCCTTTCTTTTTGTTTTTCATAAAGACTGCCATTTTATTCTTATAAGCAGCGAATGCTTCGTCATCAAGGTTGGCAATGTCTTTAGCAATAACCTCTCTAGCTTCGGCGTCTAAATCGTATTCAGCGTCGAAAGCAGCCATTCTAACGTTAAAAGCTTCTGCAGCAGCTACTTTTTGCATTTCATCTTGAGCGGCTTGCAAAGCTGATTTTAAAGATTCAACTTCTTGCTTAAGAGAATCTTGAGAGCTTAACAATGCTGAATATTGCTCTTGACTTGCCTTCAATGCAGTCTCAACAGCGGTTTTTTCAGCAGCGTATTTTTCAGAAGCAGTTTTAAGTTCTTGCTCGATAAGGTCGGAAATTTGAGAGGCGGAAACTTGCTTCAAGTTTTCGTCAGTAATATCCTTGATGCTTGTAATTTTCATAGTATCTTGATCTATAGTTGTATTTACATTTAAATTTTCAATTTTGGAAATATTTTCTTCAACTACTACTTCTTCTTTTTCTATTTTAGTTGTAGTTACTCCTTTAACATCAGCCGCTGGAGTTTCGGTAAGACCGATTCCAAGAGGAATAACATTTCCTACAACTTTTCTATAAATAGATTTAGTTTTATCAACTTTTCCAGAACCTCCAAAAGCTCTTAAATTAGCTTTCATTGTTTCGATTTGTCCGGAATCTGAAATCTCTAATCCATCTTCGATATTTTTTGATTCGCCCTCTATAACTACTAGGTTGTAATCACTAAAGCCAAGCTCCCAACTTGCGCTAATTTTTTGGTAATTACCACTTGAAGAATCGCTAGAGTCTTCAATCATATCGGCTAAGTGGGGATTAGCGATTCTCCAAAGAACTCCACCTAAAGTAATATTAAATGGGCCTTTTAAATTTTTGATTTGCTCTTCGTTTAAAATAGTGTCTGTTCCAAATTCACTAAAGCCAGCGGTTAAAATAACTCCTATAATTTTTTCGCGATTGTGTTCTAAATTTATAGGTTTATTAATAAAATCTTTGTAAATTGTTGCTGCCGTTGCTGTGTCTATAACGTCTCCATTTTTATTAACTCTATTTATAACTGCAGCATTAAAAGCAACTGGTAAAAGATCAACGTTTTTTTCTGTATCAACGTTAGGTATAAAACTACCTATCTCCATTAAAGAAGCTAAAGCTAAATACTTATCTTTTTCTTCTGAAACCAAAGGTTTGATAACAGAACTAAATGTAGTAGTATATTTGAAGTTCATAATTAAATTTCGTACCATTTTTCTGAAGCTTCTTCTTCATCAAGATAAAGCTCATCTACAGATTCAAAATCAAAATCTCCGATTGACTCTATATCAATCATTGCTAAATTAATATCTTGCTCTTCTGGTTCCCAAAAGTCAGAAATATCTATAATATCAGAACCTTTCGCTACATCCTGATCCGCTTTTCGATAAGCATCTTTAACTTTTCCACCAGACATCATTCTTAAAAACATATTTACTCTGGCCATTGCCCATTGACCTCTTGTTTTTCCGGGTCTGTGTGAAGAGCTAAAAGCTCCAGCTCCTCTGCGATATACTTTTTTAAGTTGAGATAGTGAAACCTTTCTTGAATTTTTTGAATTATGTTCTTTAACTTTATTTTGAAGAGCTTCGATGACTTTTTTAGAAAAAGAAATTGCATCATTAGCTTTTTCTCCCGCTGATCCAGCCTTATTTTTACTAGAACCTTTTCTTTTTTCAGAAGGCTTGGCTGGGGTTTGAGCTGAGCTTTTAGGACCCGGTCTTTTTTTTGCTTCAATCTCAACTTCTAATTCACTTGCCTTACTCCTTTGATCACTTACTCTGGCAACTGGATTCTCGGTAGTTGAACCAGTGTTTTTTGTGGAAAAATCTACGACTAATACGTTTGGTTTAGTAGATCTTTCTCCACTAACTTCTGTTTCTTCTAAAGTCATTTTAAAATATTCCTTATAAATTACACTAATAATTAAGTTTTTTGACTATAATTTAAAACTGCAGCAGAAAATAAATCTACAGAATGTTCGTTCATTATGTTATTTAAGATTTTAAATTTATCGTCCGCGCAATTTTTATTTTTTCCGCTTAAGTAATCCTTTATGCAAGTTTGCCAGTTTTCTTTGTTTTCATTAATAAAAATAGCCTTAGCTATTTCTTCGCAAATTTGTTTTTGTTCTTGATTTAAAGTTTTTTTCTTGTGCTTCTTTTTTATAAAATCTTCTACATTAGCGGTTAAAGACTCAAAGTCCTTAAATGATTCTGATATTTTTTGAACTGAATAAGAAGCTATCGCTGGAGTTTTTTTAGTTCCGATTGGAGAAACATTTTTAGTTGTTTGTGGAGCTGAAGATCCCGGAGGTCTTCCTCCGCCTAAAGCTGCAGCGTTAGGAGCGACAGGAGCATAAAGACCTTCATCTTTTAGAGATTTAAATTTTCTTTGAGATTCCACCGACTCCTCAGGATCAGGAAGTCTTCCTGTTTCAATTGCTTGAACGCCTTCTTCTGCTGTTAGAACTCCGAGCTGCATTAACTGAGCAACAACTCTATTCCAAACTGAAGCATCTCTAATATCTATTTCCTCAAAATGAGGCATAGGGAAATTTTTAAAACCTAAATTTTTACAAAGGCGCTTAACCTCAGGAATTAAAAAATTATTTAAAAATGCTTGCCTACCTTGCTCTAGTCTTTGCATAAAAATACTAACTTTTATACTAGTGCTAGAAAACTTTTCATCACCAATTAAAATATTATTTAATCCTTGTTGAATATCTGTATTTACCACTTCGTATTTTCTTGGATCTAAAATATCTGCTATTTTTGGAATAACGAATTCGGCCTTGGTTGTAAAATCAGATACTAAAACTTTTCCAACAGATTGGTTTTGGAAAAGAGTTTGCATTGCTTCAATATTCTTTTGATTAATATTTAAAGCTCCACTCTTTAACTCGCTTCCCATTGTAATCAACAAGACTGATTGCTGGGTAGTTCGGGTTAATGCCATGTCCATTTTTTTCATTTCCTGTTTCCAGTTAATGTCTTCTAAAACAGGAAATCCCATGGGCACCGCAAAAGGTTCGTAATCTTGCTTCTTGTAAAATACAGCCGAAACCTTTTCTGTATTTAAAGGTATAGTAATAAAAGCTCCTGCTCCAGACATGCTTTTCTTTTGAATTCTTAATTTATTTTCTTCTGAAAGGCTTTTTAAAACTTCCCTATCTTCGTCCGTTGTTGGATTACGCAATCTTTCTAACTCATAATCTGTTAAAATTTTATAATAGTTTGTTCCAACAAAAGAAATATTGCCGCCGTATTGAATATCGGCTGGATTCAATACCATATACATTGACGGCAATTGTAATTTGGTAGCGGCTAAAGACTCTTGATTTCCAAAGACTTGAGTTATTTTATTTATATCTTCTTGGTCAACTTTGTAATCAAACCTATAAACAAAAACATTACCGGATCTGTAATACTCTCTGAAAAACTTATCAATAAAATTATTAATATTTATTTTTTTGAATAGAGCATTTAAAAAATCTCTTGACTTTTTATTTCCACCTGTGAAATAAATTTGTGAGCAAGAAAACTCAGTCATCAAATCGATAACATTTCTAAAAGAAGAAAAATTATAATAAGCTTTCTGACAAAGAATTACCGCATCTCTTACATTAAGAGAACTCTTATTTGATATATTATTAGAATATTTAAAAGGAACTAATCCAAATTCAATATTGTGAAAACGATCAGTTCTTTCTATATTCCCAGCAACATTTCGACGAGCTTGGATTGGAGTATCTGAAGCTGCCGATGCAGTTGTCATTAAAGGAATTATTTCTTGTAGTTTTTTCTTTCTCATTTTATATCCTATTTAATCATCAAATAATTTCCGCTTTTATAAAGAGTACCAACAGGTAAACTTGAAATTTGAGTTTCGTTTGGTAAGCTAGGCATAAGAACATATCCTAAAATGCCACTTACAACTATTGCTTTGGCAGCACTTCTTCCTAAAACAAGTTTAGAGTCATCAAAAAGCTCAAGCATTGGCACCCCCGCTGCATCTGCAACAGCAAATAATGAATTTGAAGTGCTACCAACTCCAGTTTCTATGAAAGACATTAAGGTTCCAGTACCCGCAACAAAAGAAGCTATTCCCGGAGCAGAAACTAAAGCAATTTGACTGGAAGCTCCTACTCCACTTAAGTTAATTCTAGTTGTACTTATAGTAGAATTAAAATTTTTAGTTCCTGTAAAATTGAAATTGTTTCCGCTTACTATAGAATTTACTGTAGTAGCAGAAGAGTTATTAGTAATTTGAGTTGATAAGTTACCAGATACAGAATTTGTATAGCTCTTTAAGTCTCCGCTAGTATTATTTAATTTTGTATTTAAAACGCCACTAGTAGCACTGATTTGACCAGTTAAACTTCCGCTAACAGATACTACATAACCACTTAAAGAAGAAATTGACGCTGTTAAAGAATTTCCAGTTGAATCTAATTTAGTATTTAAAGCTCCGCTAATTGAATCTGAATAACTATTAGAAGCTTGACCACTTAAAATAATACTTGTATTTAAATTTCCAGAAGCAGCATTTAAATCTACATAAACTTGTCCAGTGGCAACTGTTAAGTCTGTATTAGTTATAAAATCAGATGGATTTGTTGAAAGCGGATAATAATTCTCATCTCCGATTTCTACAAAAAAACCAGAAAACTCTAATTGATCTACCTGTTTCCTACGGACTAAATTAGCCATACCCTGAAGAAATTACACTAAAACATTACGGGAGTAAAAGTAAATGTGTTATTTTCAGTATTTTGTTTCATTATATCATTATAACATTTTAAAGCCCAATTAGCTAACATAAACGCAGAATAGTTATCTTTTCTAGCTCTTGTGTTGGCGGATCCTCTTTTTAAGTGTTGGGGTAAATCAAAATTTTGCATTCCCCTAGAAGTTGTTGTGTATTCAACTAGAGCGCATTGTTTTTTTGTTTGATAAATAAAATCGTCTTGGTTTTCTATGAAATCTAAATTTGTCCATTCTTGCTTATCGCCACTAAAAATTAATTCTCTTGGTAAATTTATTCCTATTGTTTCATTAAAAAACTTTTCATTAGAGCAGGTTCTAGAGGCAAATAAAACTTTCTTGTAATCTATACAAGCTTGCAAATATTCATTTCCTTTTCTAATAAAAGAAGAAGAAAAGACTTGATTAAATGCTATTCTCCCGTCCGATAAATTATATTGTAGTTTAGCTTTTTTAGTTTCTAGCTCATATTCAGAGCCCTCTGCTTCAGCATTAAAATCCATGCATTTAATATTGATTCTAGAATTTTTAAAAACATCTGATTGATTACATGTGTCGAAAAATATGTCTGCCCCTGCATTATCACAAACAATCATAACTACATTAAAGTGAGTAATTAAGTAGCTAAAATATTTAATATGATTATTTAAATTTCCTAGTCCAGCATAAGTATGGACTAAAATTCCCATTCCCGTTTCGTCATCAATTTCTAAAACAGCTATAGCAAAATAATCCGCATTAGGGCTATCGCTCATATTTGGATCAATTCCTACGATATATCTTTTGCCGGGAGTGCCTCTTACTAAAGTGTGAGGGTATTCGTCTTTAAGAGTACAGTCTTCCATTTTCTTAGCGCTAAAATAACTATCAGATCCGTCTGTGAATTGAGCGCAATACTCTCTTAAAAATGCAGAATGAGAAGTTCCTCCACTCTGAGCTTCTTCAATAATTGTTTTATCAATCATCTCTGGCGGTAAAGCTTCGAATCCAAGTTGAGAAACAAAATAAGAAGATTCCCCTTTGTCTGCTGAAGTTATTTGATTAACCCATTCTTGATAAGTTTTATATAAATTTTCAAATGTATAGCTTGCTGAAGAAAGAGCTATCATTTTAGAGTTGTTTGTAAATACTACCCTGTCTTGCTCGGCCATTTTTCCTTCTTTAATAAGAAGGTCTTCCATTTCTCGAATATCTATACGCCTTTTCATGTCTTGAGGAGCGACTAAGAATGGCATTAAAACATTTTTAATTATTTCTTCAGGCAAAAGAAGAAACTCATCAAGAACTAGAATGTTTGCGCGAAAACCACGGATCTTTTCTCCGCTCAATGGAATAGCTCTTATAGATCCGCCATTAATATCCCATTCGTAAAGATCGTTTCTTTTACTTTTTCCACCAAAAGCTTGAAGCAAAAGTTCTGCGCCTTTAGTTTCTGTCATTTTTTCTATATTATTAAATATAGCTCTAGCGGTGCGAAAGGTTGGACCAGCAATTAAAATTTTAGTATTAGGTTCAAAAATACATTGCAATACACAATAAACACTAGCTATAAAAGATTTAGCACAACCACGACCCCAAACGCACATTGAAAAATTACGATTAAACATCGCTTTTAGAGTAATCTCTTGGTATGGCGATAATTTAATTCCTGTTAAAATATAAGTAGTAAAATATAAATTTTGACGTAAAAATTTAGCTAAAGTAATTTTAGCTTCTTTGTCCTCTAGGTCTCCTTTTAATTCCAGAAAAATATCGTTATAGTTTTCTGTTTTCTTTTTGTATTTTTCAGCGGGATACCACATATCAGAGCAATTTTAAATCGTACATTAATTGTAAGTCATATTTTTTATACTCTCCATTGCAAAAAAATATTTTTTTCATTACTCTAACACACTCTTCTCTACCGTTGACAAATAAAAATTGAACGTTTGAATATTTTTGAATAATTTCTCTAACATTAAAAAATATAAATTCGGGAGTAGCTTTTATTTTTTTAGAAATATAGTCTACATAATTAAAAGATAAGCATTCTTTAATCGGCCTTTCAACAAGAACGATTAGCCCCGCTTCGGCTGCTTGCGCTCTTTCAATTTCTCTACAAAATCTTTCGTACCCACCGCTCATGGTTCCTATGAAATCTTTAATAGATTTTCTTTCTATATAACATTTATTATCTGGGTCGTTTATAGCATAATCACCAAATTTTAAACCTTTAACTTCGGTAGGATAATCTATCTTTAGCGGCATTTGCTCTCTAGAATCAACAAAGATACAAAACCCATCTTTAATCTCATATTTTAAAGGTTCTTTAGGATAAGAATATTTGTTTTTAAATCCCATAGTATTCGCCATCCAATAATAATCTCCAAATAGATTATGATAAAATGTAATTGGTGGGCTAGTTATTGATCTTAATTCAACTTCAGTGGGAGTATAGATAAGATTTCTTTTTTCTTTGCGTTGTTTTAATAAATTTAAAAGATAAGACTTTTGATCTTCGATTGGTTGCTTCTCCAACCATTTTTTCATGTTGGTTTTATTATTAAAATCATTAGAAAAATAATAATCTTTATTTTTAAAATTAATTAACTCTCCCGTTAAAAGATCTTTTCTTGGTTCGTAAGTTTGGTAATATTCTACCATTCTTAACTTATGAGATTTTAAGTGACTATGAAAAGACTTATCATTATCAAAGTCAACATTACATATTTTACATTTAGCCATCTAATACCTCCTCTTCTGTCATTCCAAAAATTCTAGCCTTCACATCGTCTAGCGAAGATAGTCTGCCTATTTCGGTTTTTAAGACTTCTCTTCTCATGTTTGCCATTTTAATCATTTCTTTTCTTGTGTCTTCGTCCTTCCACATTTGAACTAAGTTTAAAATAGAAGCATTCTCTTTTACTTGGTTAGATATTCTTTCGCTTCTTTTTACCTTAAGATCGTTAAGAAGTTTTTGTTGGCGTCCGACGCATTGATTGTATTCTGTTCTTGCTGAATTAACGGCTTCAATTAACGGCATTGGAATTCTATTTCCGGAATTTACTTCGTTTTCAATTTGCTGTTGTAAAGTTTGAATTGTAGCTTGAATATTAGATGATATAACGACTTCGGTAGAAAGAACAATATATTGGTCAACCTCTTCTTGTGTTAAATCCGACTTATCGAAGGTATATCTAATAAAACTACTCTCGAATAATTCTCTATCGGGTGCTAAAACATATGTACCAATTTGATGCAAGAATCTATATGTATGTAAATAAGAAATTAAAGATGTAAGATCTTTTTTATGTTTAGCTGTTAATTTATCTTTATCTAAACCATTTAAAACATACTTATTAACTCTTACCAAAGCTCTCTCTAAATTCTTGGGTGGCTTGTAGTCGCTTGAGCTATCTGGTTCTTCTGCTGTATTTGTAATAACTTGCTTAGGTAATGTATCTAAATATTCCTGAACACTCCTAGCTTCTATAGAAAGATTAGTTAATGAATAATTATTAAATAACTCTCTTGCTATTTCAACAGGAGTCATTAAAGAAGCATTATTAGATATGTAGTCTTTTTGATCTTGAGTAAAATCAATTCTATTTTTAGGAGTATATTGACTTTTAGTTTTTACATTAAGAGATCTAGACGCTAAGAAATTTTTTACAGCTTTACCATAAACACTTCTGCCGTCTAAGTTTGGTATTTCTGGAAAAATTTTTTGAGTCAAGTCTTGAAGGCTAGGGGGGTCGTCTTTATTTTCGTTCCAGATTTTGATTATTAAGTCTTGTTGGTCTTGAGTTAAGGTTATTTGATTCATAAGTCCACCTCACCGCTATGAATAATTATTTTAGCTTTTTTAATTATTGATTTTTGAATATTTCTTAATTGTTTGTTGTATCCAGTTTTCGCTGTCTTGTCGAACTTGAGCTTTAAAATTCGACATACCTGTTCTTCGCTTTTTAATTCAATATATAATAATTCATACACTTGCCACTCCATAGGCTTAAGAATTTTGCGCATGATAATGTTTAAATTCTTAGTTGCTTTTTGTATGTCTAAGTGGTCTTCGCTTTTGTTATTTATTTCTTGGGGATGGTCTTCTATAGAAACCGCCATTTTAATATCGTAAGCATTCTTTTTTGTTTCTTTCCAAGCTTTAAACAATGGACAACTAGAGTTTTGTTCGCCGTAAATTCGACAACCGCTATCTCCTAGTGAGGCGGCGCATTTTAAACAAGGTCGAGCATAATTTCCATAATTATTTCTAATTATATTTTTTATTTGATTAGAAATTATACGATTTACCCATGGGAGTATAGGTTTAGATTTATCATATAGGCTCCATTTTTTAT